GTGCATCTTCTGGAAGAACCATTTTCTTCTCTGGATCAAATGCATACTCAAATATCAATCGCAGTGCGCCATCGCCTTTATACTGTTCAATAGCATTTGGATCATTGTTGATATCTTTCAACATCTCTGTAACATATTTTCTCATCTTAAAAATCCTCTAGTTCGTCAAGTAGTAATCGGCAACGATGCTCAATCAAGTAATTCATAATAGCCATCTTGTCGCCAGTCGGTTTTGTATTTATGTATGCAGTAATAACCTGCTCACGCACATCTGGTGGGATATGATCAAAGTCAACCAATACTGAATTCCTCTGCCAATTGCGACGTTCCTCATCGTTCTTGCATGCAAGAAATCCATTATCGATAAAGTCCTGCAATCGTTTTGCACTCATGGGTTTCTGGCGTTCACCAGAAACAAACACATCATCTTTCGATAGAATATTTGGAATGCCATCACCAGAGTCACCTTTGACAATATGCTCGATTTTATACTCTATGATTTCTCGTTGAGTTGCCGTAACATATTTCTTCTGCATAGGTGACCATTGCTTCACGTTCGGATATAGCTGAAGTTGTTTGAAGTCTTTATCCGATGATAGGATTAAGATCTTCTGTGACTCTTCAACCAAACCTGCTTGAACTAATTCGTTCTCTTGAGCGTATGATGTTAAGATTGCAATGATATCATCTGCCTCACATCTTTCCAAATGCATTACTTTATATGGAAAGTGTTTAGCCAAATCGTCACGCATTTCTGACAGTGTATCAAAGATCAAACCCCAATCAAGATCTGAAGCATCACGTGCTTTCTTTCGACCTGCTTTGTAGTGTTCAAAGAAATCTCTACGCCAGTACTTACGTCCATCACAGCAGATTACAATTTGTCCATACTCTTTGCCATACTTTTTCTTGTATGACTTGATAGTCGATAGAGTTACATGACGAATGAGATTCTTCACCTCACTCTCTGTTCCCTTTAACTCACGTTGGAAAGTCAATATGGCTGACAAAGCCACCTGACTATAATCTACTAGAATCATTAGAATGCTCCGATCAAAATTGTTTCTTCATTAATACGTCCATTCGGAGCCGATGGTTTTGTCTTCAGAGTCTTCATAGCATTAGTCAATGCACGCTTACCCATGGACAACCCTTTAAAGAATTCTTCTGGCTTACGTAGTGTAAATGCCTTTGATTCTTTAATATCAAATCCAACAATCGTAGTTCCCTTCACTGATAGTGTAGTTCCCTCAGCACGATAGACACCGATACGACGATACTTCGTGTTGTAGAACCATACCTCAGTAGAACCAATAATGTTTGTTGGATTAACTGATTTCAAATTCAACTCGGCAAACTCTCGCATGAACTTCATACGAGCCACCTGTTTGGTAGGCGAAACTTCTTTACGCTTACGTGGTGCACGATTTGCTTTGGCAGTCTGAACCATCTGGTTGCAGTCACCAATAATGCTATCAACAAACTCAGCAAATTTCTTTAGCTCTCGTTTAGTGAAGTTTGAATAACCTTCAACGAGTTGTTCATCATTACCTTCGATAGCTTCCTGCAACTCTTTTGATAGTGGAACAAAGAACTCGCCAATTCGTTTAGCGATTGGTCCAGCTACCTGATTCGTAAGAAGATAGTTCTTTGTTGAGAAGTCAGATTTTTTGGTAAGAATAAAGTCATCAATAGCACCTTCAATCTCACCAGCGATCTCATGTGCTTTCTCTTCCATGCGTTGCTGGATAGATGGCTGAGCAGCAACCAATGCAGCAGTTACCGCATCTTTCTTATCTTGTTTGTCTTCGGATTTCTGACGCTTGTTGATCTGAGCAAGTAATGCTTCAGTGCGTTCAGTAAGATGACGCATCTCGTTGTCTTGAAGAACTGAACCACCCTCAATCATACGAGCAAGAATGCCAGCATGACGGAAATGTGATTCATCAACCTTCAACAACTCAACTGCTGCTTTCTTGTCGACTTTTGCATAGTGGCTAATGAACCACTTTTTCTTTTCTTTGTCATCATGGTTTGAATTGTAGTAATTCAATGCATGAAGCAAATCTCGTTTATAGGTTTCGGGATTGAGAACTACCTCAGTACCCTTTGCGATTGCGTTGGCACGAGCCACCAATTGTTTACGTTTTGCAGTATTTGCCATAGGTTAAGAACCTCCTTATAATATAATTATACCGCAAAACTGAATTAAAGTCAAGCGATATTTTCACTTAGATTTGTAGGTTACGTTCCCTTTGATAAAGAACCCTAACAAAATTACCGCACACCAAGTCTCAAATGTGTAACCAATTGCAAGAACTGGAAACAATGTGTTCAATGCCCAGATTGTAAAGAATGGACCAAAGATAATTAATAGAGTTATTAGTCCAAGAAGTGCAACGAGACCAAGTCCTTTAAGCATCTTTGTTCTCCTCAATTTCTTTGATACGCATTTCCAATACACTGATTGCTGTATTGAAGTGACCAGTGCCTTCGGCATCTGGGTTGAAATAATATCTACGTAGCGTTTCTACTTCGTTCTTAAGAACTGCTACATATTCTTCACGTGTTGTATCGTAATTAATGTTCATAATGAAAACTCCACTTTAGTTACTGATTCCCAGCGGAAAGATCTCCACTCGGATTTTTCTGTGTCAAATACACGTACTGCGGATCCAGAATTCGTGCCAGAGGTGCTCTCGTTTTTGGGAGCCTTGTCTGAAGGTATTCTTCCTTCAACGAGCGTGCAACGCATTGCTCTTTCTGTACCATCTTTTTTGGTGAAAGTAACGCACAGATCTTTGATGTTGTCATCGTGGAGTACTCCAAGTGTCCATGTTTTAAATTCTTCAAACTCTTTGTCATTCTTGAATACTGTTTGCATTGTCAAATCTCACTTTCAAATCATTAATAATTGGACCAAAGAAATCTTCGAACTCACGTGGTTCAAAGAAAGAAGTATGTCCACTATCAATTATAACCTTACCATTCTCATCGGTCAATTTATTTTTGATTGTGAACTCAATCGTTGCATAACCAGTATTTAAGTTATGCTCTTTGATAATAACAGTCTTCAACAGACCATCAGATCTTCCGAACTCATATACTTTATTCAGACTCATAGGTATCCTTCTTGTGCTTAGGTTGACGAATGTAACTAACCTTAGAATCCACCACACGCATTTTGTACTTGGGTGTTCTCAAATCCTTTGCTACAGGATTTCTAGGTTTAGGTAAATTATACTTCGTTTTCATTTGCAGTTCAACTTTAAAATTTTGCAAGCACTTTCTTTGCTAGTTCTACATCTTCAACATCATCGATTTCTGCAAGAGTAACCATCTGCTCTAGCACTTCGACTTCTCTACGAGTTGAAGTAGAAAGTTGATCTTTCCACTCCATGTATTCTTGGTAACCATCGATATCCCACATGGTGTCAAGCAATTTAACTTGACCTTTCGTCAGACCATCAATTGTAATCATGCAACACTCCTAATATTAGACCACTGAGCCAATTTCTTACGTTTCTGTTCTGCTGCTTTTGCAACAACACTTGCATCGATAATGTTTTCTTCAGTCAACATCTCAATCATACAAAGCAAGTCACCGATTTCTTCCTCGAGACGTTCTCGATTCGTTGCACCATTGTGCAAACCTTCAATACCAAATCGGAATACTTTACTTATCGCTTGCGTAACTTCAGCACACTCTTCTTGACAGATAAGCATGATTTCTTCCTGTCGTTCATTTTTCATTCTATTCACTGCGAATTTATTCATATCAACCCCAATCTTTCTTATCACCATATTCTTCATTGTAATCATACCCAGCATTATATGCATGAATCTCAGCTGGTTCAGTTGCTTCAATTCTTGGACCAGAACCACCACCTACACCACCACGATGTGGATCACGTGGACGATGATAGTAACTATCAGCAGATCCACGATCAAAGAAACTTCCATGTTCACGATCGAACATTTGAATCTCTTGTTGCTTTTCTTTGTATGTCATTTTCATCATAACATCTCCTTACTCAAATTCATAAAATTTCACTGCAGGATCTAACTGCTTCAATTGGCGAGCCACAGTGGTCAACTCGCGATACTTCGCCTGAACAACACTGCGTGGAAGTTCACCATCGCATGTCAAGTTCTCGGGACTAAGGTCACCATCGATTTTGTCTGCCAAACGCTGACGATCAGCA